GATCCCGGCAGACGACCCGTCGCTGCATCCTGACAACCAGTCGGTGCGGAAGACCGGCATGGCCTGCCAGGGCTGCGACTTGTTCGACAAGGGTCGCGTCACCGGGCAGGGCGCATCGGGCCACGTCGACATCATGTTCGTGTCCGAGTCCCCGTCCTCCTGGTCGGTCAACAACCAGGAGATGTTCTTCGGGCGCGGTGGCCGCATCATCCGCAAGGTCTGGAAGGAGCTGAAGGACCTCGACGCGAAGACCGGCGGGCATCTGAAGATGCGCCACATGTCGAAGTGGGACACGTACGCGGTCCAGTGTCAGGTCGAGGAAGGCCGTGACCAGAACGCGACGGCGAGCGCTGCGACGATCGCGCGGTGCTCACACTACCTGCGTGCGTCCATCAGGAACAAGCAGCCGAAGATCATCGTGGCGTTCGGTGCGACGGCGCTCAAGTCCCTGGGCCACAAGGTCTCCGGGTTCATGGATGCGCGTGGTCGCCTGCTCGACGTCGACATCGACGGTCAGACGTTCAAAGTGCTGCCGACGTTCTCGACCAAGCACCTGGTCGCCAAGACCGGCCTCTACAACCTGTTCTACGCGGACTTCGTTCGTGCGGTGCGAGTGGCCAGCGGCGTCGACGAGATCGGCTCCAACGCGACGCTCGAAGAGGTCACGAAGGACTACCGGATCCCGACGACTGTTGCTGAAGTCGCCGAGGTCTGCGACACGATCATCAACCACGTCGTCGAAGGCGCGAAGACCGCCTCGCAGTGCGCGATCGCAGTGGACACCGAGACCAACACGGTCAACCCACACCGTCAGGACGCGCGGATCCTGTGTATCTCGTTCGCATGGGACACGGGACGCGCGACCGCGATCCCTCTCTTCCATCGTGAGACACCGTGGACGCCGGAAGAGATGGAAGAGGTCATCGGGCACGTCAAGCGTGTGCTTGAGTGTCCCAAGCCCAAGGTCTTCCACAACGCGAAGTTCGATCTCAAGTTCATCGAGCTGCGGCACGGCTGGCGCGTCAACAACGTCGCGTGGGACTCGATGCTCGGCGAGCACCTCTTGCGCGAAGACATGACGGGCTCGTACGGCCTCAAGACGTTGGGGCGGAGCTACTTCCCGATGTTCGGCAACTACGCCGACAAGGTGCAGGAGATCGCGCAACAGCTCACCCCCGAAGAGGAAGGGGTGCGCACGGTCCTCGTCAAGGCGCGCAAGGGCAAGCCGAAGAAGGGCATCCTGGGCTTCGAGGACGGGCTCACGATGGAGATGAGCAAGAAGGACCTCGAGGCGTACCTCTTCGGCACGAAGAAGGACCGCAAGAAGCGTGCGTTCGACGAGGGCTACGAGCGGGTGCCCATCGACACGCTGTGCATCTACGCGGCTGTCGACACGGATCTGACGCGGCGGTTGCTGCGCCACCAGTTCGGGCGCATGCAGCAAGAGGGCTTCCAGCAACACGCGCGCGCGTTGATGGCGTCGCACTGCGTACCCGCATCGCGCGTGCTCGGGAGCATGGAGTTCACCGGCTTCCGCGTCGACCGGCCCTACCTCGACAAGCTCGAGATCGACCTGGGCAAGATCGTCGACGAGAAGAAGGCCATCCTCGACGAGATGTGGGACCGCGACCTGCCGCGGGAGTTCAACCCCAACTCCACGAACGACATCGCACACATCCTGTTCAGCGTCGGCGTACCCGACTTGAACACCGGCCGGCGCCTGACGCGTGGCGGGCCATGGGTCGAGCTGAACAAGAAGTCGCAGAAGTACAAGACCGACAAGAAGACGCTCAAGGCCATCGCAGAGAAGTTGAAGTGCCCGTTCGCCAAGGCGCTGCTCGAGTACCGCGGTGCCCACAAGGCGCTGACGGGGTTCGTGCACGACATCAAGGTGCTCTCGGAGTACGACGGCTTCCTGCACACCAGCTTCCACCTGCACGGCACGTCGACGGGGCGGCTCTCGTCGTCGAACGTGAACATGCAGAACCAGCCGAAGAAGCTGGCGGGCGTGAACATCAAGAAGATCTTCATCCCGGATGACCCCGAGGAGGAGCTGATCTTCAACGTCGACTGGAAGGGTGCCGAGATCCGTGTGTTCACGGCGTACGCGCCCGACAAGCAGCTGATCGATGCGCTCAACGAAGGGCTCGACGTTCACAGCTGGTTCACCCAGGAGATCTTCGGCATCCCGTACGAAGAGGTCGAAGCGAAGAAGGACATCGACGACGAGATGTCCAAGACGCGTACGACCGTGAAGCGCGTCGTGTTCGGCATCCTCTACGGCGCCATGGCGAAGAAGATCGCCGAGACGGCAGGCATCTCGGAAGAGGCTGCGCAGAACGTTATCGACAAGCTGTTCAACCGCTTCCCGTCCCTGAAGAACTACATGGACGAGGTCGTGGCGCAGATCCACTCGAAGGGTTTCGTCGAGACGTTGTTCGGTCGTCGGCGTCGGTTCCCGCTCTCGGCGGTCAACGGGTTCTTCCGTGGCCAGGCGGAACGCCGCGGCAAGAACATGAAGATCCAGAGCACGTCGTCGGACATCGTGGTGGCGCAGCTCATCGAGATCTTCGAGAACATCGGCCAGCTCGGCGGCCGTTGCTGCATCACGGTGCACGACTCGATCGTCGGCACGGTGAAGAAGAAGTACCTCGATCAGGTGCAGCCGTTCTTCGACCACTACTGCGTGGAGCGCGTCGGTCAGAAGTTCCCGTGGCTGCCGGTCGCGTTCGCTCACGATGTGAGCGTCGGTCCGAGCTATGGCGAGACCATCGCGCTGGCGGACTACATCAAGAAGAACCCGATCAAGGTGCTGACGCCTGACCAGGAGTTCTTCCAGGAGCTGGACGAGGAGTCCATGAACGAGCTGCGCGACGACGAGGAAGAGGCCCGCGAGCGCGAAGCTCTTTCCGCTGTTGCAACGGGCACTGTGTAGATTGAAAAAAGTGACTGGTTTACGGTATAAGCACTAGCTGAGGACTATCCATGCCGCCACGCCCCGCCATGAAGGACTGCAACCTCTTCTTCTTCGACTGTGAAACGGGAGGGCTCAACCCTGCCGTTTGCGACATGGTCGAGGTGGCCTGTATCGTGACAGACCCGTCAGGACAAGACGTCCTCGACGAGTACTGCGCGAAGGTCTTTCCGAAGAAGGCGGTCGACCCAGGGGCGGCACGCGTCAACGGCTACACGCGCGAGAAGTGGGCGGCCGAGGCCATTGAGCTGGACATCGCGATGGTGAAGCTTCTGGGCATGGGGCGTGACTCCGTGTTCGTCGCGCACAACACGCCCTTCGACTGGGGCTTCTTCGAGATGGCGATGGCGCAGCGTAGCCAGCGTTGGATCGGCGACTACCACAAGATCGACACGGTCGCGCTGGCGACGCCGCTCCTCAAGGCGGGGCGGGTCCCGAACCTGAAGCTCGTGACGCTGACCGAGCACTTCGGGCTCGAGCACGAGGCCCACCGCGCAATGGGTGATGCGAAGGCGTGCCGCGACGTCTATCTGAAGCTGATGGAGATGTACGCGCCGATGTTCGCTGAAACCGTCCACTGACGGTTCAGATGAACTTCAGGCTCTGGGTCAACAGCATCCACGCGAACCAGCCGAAGATCTGCGCGTGCAGGCAGTCATCGGGCATCGTTGGAGAGTGGCGCCAGACTTTGCGGCCTTGCGCGGTGACCTCTTCGTAGACGTTCATGATGTCCATGATGGCCGGCTGCGCTTGGGTCAGCTTCGGATAGATCGCCTGCTTGTGGATCAGGAACCGGGCATAGTTGTCGATCACGGTGGTGCGGTCCACGTGATAGACCAGCGCGGCCGGGTTCCAGTCGACGGGCTTCGACAACGCCATGTAGCGAATGGCGACGACGCGATGTTCACCGAGACGGGCGCGCAGGTACGAGTTGCCGATGGCACCTTCGCCAGCGTCGCCCACGAGCATGTTGACGCCCCAGGCGTTGCACAGCTCGACGATTTCGTCGATCCAACCGATGGCGTGGCCGTTCGGGAAGATCTTGTAGAAGAGGGTCTTCAGGCGGCCGTCCGCTTGCTGACCCCAGATGTGGAGCACGGTGCGGCTCTTGAAGACGCCCTCGCTGCCCTTGACCTCGGCGCCACCGCCGGACCAGTCGACACCGGCCATGGTGCGCACGATGCCCTCTTTGGAGAGCGGCAACGGCAGGCGTGTCATCTCGTGGTTCTCGTCGCAGAGCCCCTCGAGGATCTCCTTGGTCAGAAGGCGTGCGCCGGTCGACGTGCTGACCCCGATGCACTCGTTCAAGAACATGGCCTCGCCGTACAGCGGCGATTCCATCTTGTAGAGAAGCTTGCCCCAGCGTGCGACCGCAGCCTCGTGCCCAGGCGAACCCAACGGCCACGAGGCAGGCACGTTCACCGGCATGATGGGCTGGCTGACGTGGAAGCCTTTGATCTCGGCCTTCTTGTCCTTGGCCATGTCGATCCAGCAGCCCTTGCGTGGATCGAGGCACTTGCCACAGCTCAGGCAGATGGGACCGTTCTTGCCCAACGCCTTGGTGCTGACGATGAACGTCCATTTGTTGCAGCCGTCGCAACGCATGCACCACTCGGACTGCGACGACTGTGACCACAAGAACTCGATGGTGTTCTCCATCGTCTTGGGCGTGCCGGCGTAGGCCGAGTACTGGTAGTTCGAGTTGGCCATGCATTCCTCGATGACGGGAATGACGGCCTCGTAGAGGATGTCCTGCACCTCGTCGAAGCAACAACGGTCTGCCGAGTAGCCACGGGCGCGGTCGGGATCGTCGAGGGCGTAGGTGAAGGCCATCTCGGAACCGTTCGTCAACATCCGGAGGTAGACGTTGTCGATCGACTCGGGCCCGACGAAGCCGCGCTTGACATCGGGGCTGTACGCCAGAATCTTAGCAACGCGTGTGTGTGAGAACTTGCGGGTCTGCTCCTGTGAGGGCGAGACGTAGTACGACTTGAACGGTGCCGTGGCGATGGCCTCGGCGATCATGAAGGCAG